CGCAATGGCGGCGGGCCGCTTCCTGACGGCGTCGTGGCGCTGCTCAATCCCTATCGCGAGGTCATCGTATGAGCGGCACGTTCAGCCTGGGCGATTTCTCCATCGGCGCAGCCGCGACGCAAGTCGGCGATGTTGTCGATGATCTCAGCGGCGCGCTTGCCGTCACGCTCTCTGCGCGCCTGGCCTACGGCTCGGGCGGCACATCCTGCTACGCGGTGGTCGAGACCTCGCTCGATCAGGGCGTGACCTGGGTGCAGATCGCGCGCTTTGATTTCACGACCTCGGGGCTTCAGAAGGTGATGACCGTTTCCGGCCTCACGCCGCGCATCGCCGCAGCGACCGCCGGAAGTCTCGCCGCCGACACGGCGCTCGACGGCACGCTGGGCGACCGGCTGCGCGCGACGGTGGTCTCGACTGGCACCTACTCCGGATCGACGGTTGTCTCGGTCCGCGCCAACGTCCGATGAACACACGCGGCGCGATTGACCGGCTCGGCCAGGTCGCGCAGCTGCGGCGGCTGACCGGCGTCGGCGCGAACCAGGTCTGGCACGAAGTCACGCTGCGCGTTTTCGCGCGCCAGTTCCGCGCGCAAGAGATCGTGCCGGGGTCAGCGCTCCAGCAGGGCGACCGGCAAATCATCGCGCACCACGCCGAGATCGACGCCGCGCAATGGCCGGCACCGCCGCGCCGCGATGACAAGCTGCTCCTGGAGGGGCGCTTGCTCAACGTGCAGTCGGTCGAGACCGTGCGCGTGGGCGAGGCGGTCGAGCGTTACAACATGGTTTGCCGGGGATGAGAGCGTACCGCTCGCCGCGCATCTTCGCGCGCGAGATCACGGTGGCGTCGAAGAACCTGTTCCCGGCTCAGGTCGAGGCGCTTCTCGAGGACGCTGCGCGCCGCGAGAAGGCGCGCGTGCTGGCCGAGCAGACGCAACGCGCGGGCATCGCGCCGACAACCGAGACCATAGTGGACGGACGGCGCGGCGCGCCTATCGACGCGGCGACGGACAAGTCCACCATCATCATCGAATACGAATACCTCCGCGAGATCGCCGCGTGGCTCCTCGACACGCTGGAGCGCGGCGCGGTGCGCGGTCCGACAGGCGTATACGCGCGATCATTCATCCTGCTGGTCGATGGTGCCGAAGCTCAGGTCTCGGCGATCACTCACGACACGCAGTCCTTCGTCGTCGCGAACACGAAGCCCTACGCGCGGCGGCTGGAGGTCGGCAAGACCAAATCCGGCTCGCCGTTCATCGTGGACGACAGCCGCTATCGGTATGTGGATAGCGTCGCCAAGACCGCCAAAGCGCGCTTCGGTAACGTGGCGCTGGTCCGGCATACCTTCGTCACCCTGTCGGGTGCATATCGTCTACGACGCGCGCAAGGCAAGCGCCGCGACCGTCAGGCCGGATCGGAGATCTCCTATCCCGGCGTCCGTGTTTCCAAGCTCTAGGAGCCTCTCAGATGGCAGTCACGATCAGCCTGTACAACCACACGGCCAAGCTCTTCGCCGAGGGCTCCAACATCCCCGGCGACACCTACAAGGTCAAGCTGTTCACCGCCGCGACGTTCAGCGCGACGCACACGACGCTCGCGGGTGTCGGCGGCACCGAGGCCACGACGGGAACCGGGTACAACGCTGGCGGTCCTTCGCTCGCGAATGTCGCGGTAACGACCGTTACGACGAACGACGCGCGCTTCGACGCCGACGACGTGACGCTGACGGCGAGCGGCGGCTCGATCACGGCGAGCTACGGCGTGATCTACAACGACACCGACGCGAACGATCCGCCGCTCGCCTTCATCGATTTTGACGGGTCGCAGAGCGCTGGCGCTGGAACTGATTTCAAGATCATCTGGGACGCCAACGGCATCTTCAGCTTCACGGTGGCCTGATAATGGCCGACAATGTCGCCATCACCCCAGGCTCGGGCGCGATAGCCGCCGCCGACGACATCGGCGGCGTGCTATACCAGCGCGTCAAGGTCTCGCACGGCGCAGACGGCAGCGCGACGGATACGAGCGTTTCCGATCCGCTTCCCATCGCGGCCTACGGCGAGCTCGTCGAGGCGATCGAGGCGATGCGGATGGCGGTACAGGCGTTGACCCGCACCATAGGCCTTGTGACGGTCGATCCGGCAACGGGGCGTCTGCGCGCCGAAGTGGTCCAGGCGACGGCAGCGAACCTTTTGGCTACCGTCAGCCTCGCGGCGTCGCAGACGCTGGGGACGCTGAGTAACCAGACGCAGATGGGCGGCTTCAACGCGCAGGATCAAATACCGGCGCTGATGCGGCTTTCGGCCGACAATCTCCGACGCAACATTTCGGTGTCCTGACATGACGACCACGAACGGCAATCGCAAAATCCTCGACCTCAAGCGATGGGAGATGCTGACTGCTGCGCCTCAGAACACGGCGGCGGCTCACTTCATCGTCTCGTCGCGGCATTACCGGCAGCAGCAGATGCTGGTGTCGACCAACACCGTCGCGCATCTCTACAATCCGAGCGAGGACGGATGGGTGCAGATTCCGTCGCCCGCTCTCGCGGGCACGTTCGGCGCGGGCGCATGCGGTGTCGGTGGCAGCTTCTCGACCGGCGCGACCGCTGGCGCATCGTCGCTGACGGCGACAGCGGGTAGCACGACAACGATCACGACCAACCAGACGCTCGCGCGTGATCTGCGCGGGTACTCGGTCTATTTCGTCGGCGGCACGAACGTCGGGAAACTGAAAACGATCGCCAGCAACACGATCGGCGCGAACGCTGTCATTACGTTTGAGGGCGCTGCCGAGGCGACCGCTTTCGACAACACCTCGCAGTATCGACTGATGACGCCGGTCTTCTTCGTTCTGGGCGCGGGCACGCTCGCGAGCGGCTCGTTCAAGCGATACGACTACGCGACAAACACCTGGGTGACGTTGGTCAACACCGGCCTCCCGGCGTCATGGGGCACGGACGGTCGGCTCGTTTCCACGCCAGCGTGGCTTGATCTCGGATTCAAAAGCTTCGCCACCGGCACGGCGACGGCTGGCGCATCCACGACGCTGACGAACTCGGCCAAGTCGTGGACAACGAACCAATGGACGAATTACCAGATTCGCATCACCGCCGGCACAGGCGCGGGACAGATCCGCACGGTTGCGTCGAACACCGGAACGGTCATCACCGTTTCAAGTGCCTGGACGACGACGCCGGATGCTACCTCGCAGTACAGCCTTGAGGGCAACGACGATTTCATCTACGCGCTCGGGAATGGCGCGATAGCGATGTACCGCTACTCGATAAGCGCCAACACCTGGTCCACGCTCTCTCCCAGCGTGGCGCGTGGCGGCGCACCGAACATCGCGATGTCCGGGCACTGGATTCACAGCGTGTCGGCATCGGACTGGAGCAACGAGAACGCGATCCTCAACGGTCGCTACATCTACTCGTTCCGTGGCAACGCGGGCGTGCTGCTCGACCGCTACGACATTGCGGCGAATAGCTGGGCGGCGCTGACGTATTCGCCAGCCGTCGAGACGTTCACGACGGGAACGAAGTGGATCTACTCGAAAGACGCGATCTACGCCCAGAAAGACGCGACGGGTCGCTGGTTCCGTTATGGCATCGCACAGGCGAACATGGACGGCTGGACGACGATGCTCTATCCGAACGGCGCGGCGGTGCTTGGTGATACCGCATTCGATGTGACCTACCGCGATGGCGCGACCGAGATCGACTACATGCACATCGTGCTGAACACGTCTGCGGTCCACATGCGGCAGATGGTGATCTGATGACCATCTCAGACCTGATCACGCTCGCGCTCGCACGGCTGGCAAACCTGACGGCGCAACGCACATCGGCGGTAACGCTTGGGGATGCCGTCCGCATCGCCCAACTGGACACCGAGATCGCAGAGACCGAGGCCACGCTGGCGGCGCTGCGGGGGATCTGAGATGGAAACGCTCGCGGAACGCCTCGCCCGTCCAGATGTGGCCTCACTGCCCGACTGGGCGGCAGCGGCGGCGCTGAACCAGCCCGACGCGACGCTCCCTGCGGTGGTCGAGTGGAAACAGACGCAGATCGGTATCGGCTCAATCCTCGATGCGCTTGGGCCAGAAGCCGGGGCGGCGCTGCTGGACGTGCTGACGACGCTGGCGATCTCGCAGCCGGTCATCCGGTGGGGTCTGCGGCTGATCGAAGACGGGCGCTTTGACTTGTCCCGCCCCTCTGCGCGCGACCAACTCGCGCGGCTCGTCGTGGTGGGTGTGGTGCAACAGGACGAGGCGGATGCCCTTCTGGCGCTGTCTCGCGTCGAGCGGCGTCCATCGTGGGCCGAGGCGCACGGCGTCGCTGTTGATGCGCGGGCGGTCGGCCTGGCGCGCGGAGGTCGGTGATGGCAGTCGCAAAATGGTCTACGCCATCGACGCGGTCGAGCAACATCCTCTCGACGGTCGCGAACTCGCTGGCGAACGGATCGGAAAGCTCCACCGTCACCTATGACAACAGCAGCAACAAAGACCTGTACGCGCTGCTGACGCTCAAGCTCGGCTCGATCACGCCATCGACCGGCGGCTCGGTCTCAATCCGCATGACGATCAACGACGGCACCGACACAAGCGACAAGGTCGGCGGCGATGTCTACGTCCTGCCGCTGACGAGCGGCGCGTCTGCCAAGGTCAATGTCGTGCAGGTCAGGCTGCCGCCGTTCTCGCTTCGCTTGTCGGTGGTCAACAACGCGGGCGTGACGCTGGCGTCGAGCAGCAATGAACTCTACGTCCGCCCCTGGAACGAAGAAGTGGTCTAATGCCGCGCGGGCTCTCGGACTACGATAGCGCGCGGATACAGGGGCGGCTGTGGACGCCTGATGCGCTGCGGCCGGCCGCGTGGTGGGACACCAGCGATCTGTCCACAATGGCATTTGATGCCGTCGGCTGCACAACGCTGCGCGACAAGTCGCATCAGACAATAGACCTTTCTGTTTGGGATCTCGGAACCGGAAAGCCGACTTTGGCAATCCACGGGGCGAGCGGCAAGAATTGCTTGCAGTTTACAAACCAGAGAATGAGGAACCAGACCAAATCAGTTACGTCTGGGACATACGCCGGAAATCTGAACGCTTTTTGGGTGTTTGCTGACAACGGCAACGACGGAATAATTTTCCACGAACGTGGTTCGTGGGGGATTTTGCCCGCCGACTTGACCGGCTCTGGTGGTGGATACGTAATCACCGATACAACGGGAGTATCCAGGTCTCAAATATCCCTTGCTTCATACCAAAAAATAACAGCAGCGGCGGGGTCCGTAAATTCTGTTTTGCATGTACCAAGTTCGGTCCCGAGACTATGGATAAACGGATCGGAGCAAACCGGAATAACCGTATCAGAGGCAAACATAACGGGATCAAATACTGTAAACATATGCAGCCAATCAAACGGCAACTTCCCTGCGTATGGCCAGCTGTGCGAAATATTTCTCACTACGACTGACTTCAATGATTACGACAGGTGGCGCGCTGAAGGCTATTTGGCCTGGAAGTGGAATTATCCCCTCGCCGCTGACCATCCCTTCGCCAATCGCCCGCCGCTGATCGGGGACTGACATGCTGCGGGTAAGGGTTCCCGGCTCTGGTCTGTTTTCTGAGCTCCCGACGCAAGTATCTGTTCCAGCCGCCACAATCAGCCTTGCGGCTAGCTCACCCACAATTGTGGCGGGCAAGAGCGTCATCGCTCCCGCTGTCGCCATCACGCTTTCAACGAACGCCCCGAGCATCTCGGCGGGTAAGAGCATCGCCGCCCCCGCCGCTACGATCTCCATCGCCGCGACTGCTCCGGCAATTGGCGCGGGGAAATCGGTATTTATCCCCGCTGTAACGATCCAGGTCGCAGCGTCTGCGCCAGAAGTTCAAACTAGCACCGGCATTCAGGGGCTGCTGTTCCTCTTCGCCAATCTCTACGGCACGGCGGCGGTCAACATCCTCGCGCCCGCAGCGACCATCACTATCGCTGCCAACGCGCCAACCATCCAGACCTCGACTGGCGCAACGGTTACCGTTCCCGCCGCGACGATCAGCCTCGCAGCCAATGCGCCGACGATCAGCGCGGGCAAGGCCATTTCCGTCCCCACCGCCGCCCTGCTCATGGGCGGCGAGGTTCCGGCGATCCGGACCGGCAAGAGCGTCGCCATCCCGGCCGCGACGATCAGCCTCGCGGGCAGCGCTCCGGCGATCAGCGCGGGCAAGCGTGTCGCGGTTCCGGCGGCGACCATCGCGCTGTCGGCAAGCGCTCCGGCCGTCTCTGTCGGCGACGCCATCACCGTTCCCGCCGCCACGATCACGCTGGCGGCGATTTCCCCGTCCGTGGCGAGCGGAAAGAGCGTCGCCGCACCTTCTGCCACCATCACGCTCTCTGCCGCGCCACCGACCATCCAGGCGGCTTCCGGCATCAGCGTGGATGTTCCCGCCGCCAACATCCTCCTCGGCGGCGAAGCGCCGTCGATCTCGGCGGGCAAGAGCATCGCCGTCCCGATCGCATCTGCCCAGGTTCTCGCGGCGCTTGCGCCGCAGCTGGCGGCGGGCAAGTCCATCGCGGTCCCTGCCGCCACCATCACGCTCACCGCCGCGTCTCCGACGCTCGCAGCGGGCAAGGCCATCGAGGTCGCCGCTGCGGCCATCGCCATCGGCGGCATCCCGCCGCGCATCCAGCTTATCGCGCCTCCCGGCACGCTGCGGACGATCAGGGATGCCATCAGGACCGCCTGGGATGCCCGCTGGCCGCATGGAACGACCTACCGGGTACTCTGGCAGCAGAACGACAACGAGAGCGTCCCAGAGCCCGGCGAGGCGCGCGCGTGGGTGCATGTCGTGGTGGACTTCGACGGCGAGGACATTCGCGCCTATGCCGGCGGTCGCGAGGCGTCGGATCGCGAGTGGCGCGGAACGGTCGAGATCCGCGTCATCGCTGAGACGGGCTACGGCGACGACGCCGCGCTCGACCTTCTCGATGACGCGGTCGGCGTCTACCGCTCGCGCCGCGAAGCGGGGCTGTCGTTCATCGAGGGCTCCACCGAGATCTTCGACAGCGCGACCGAGGACGGCGCGTGGTTCATCCGTGGCACAATGATGCCCTGGACGTATGAGTACCGGGCATGAGCCTCAGGACAACCATCCGAACCGAGATCAAGGCTGTCTGGGACGCGCGCTGGCCGCACGGCGAGACCTATCGCGTGATCTGGCACGAGAACGCACACCCCGATACGCCGACCCCGGGCGAGGTGCAGCACTGGCTGCACCTGCATGCCGAGTTCTCGCGTGAGGAGATGCGCGCGTTCGGCGGCGGCTCGCTCGCCAATGAGCGGCTCTGGTTCGGCGCGGTCGCGGTGCGCGTGTTCTCTGAGGTCGGCATCGGTGAAGACGTCACCCTCGATCTCCTCGATGCCGCCGTCGTGGCGCTCCGCGCGCGGCGCGCGGGCAATCTGACCTTCGTCGGACCTATCGTCGGCATCGCCGACACGACACGCTCGAACGGCGCGTGGTATAGTCGCGGCGCGTCGATCCCGTTTCAATATCGCTTCCAGGGCTAAGGAGACCCGATCATGCCGATCAGTGAAGGCGTGCAGTCACGCATCGTCTACAAGGCTTACAGCAGCGGGTCGATCACGGCCAACAGCGAGCCGAACACCGCGACCGACCCCGGCACGTCCGGCGGTCAGGTGCTGCGGCGGGTCTCGTCGTCGCTGAACTTGGTCAAGGATAGCTATCAGTCCGAGGAGATCCGCACCGACCGGCAGATCGCGGACTTCCGCCACGGGCTGCGACGCGTCGAGGGCTCGATCTCGGGAGAGCTGTCGCCCGGAACGCAGTTTGAGCTTCTCGTCGCCGCGCACCGCGACTCAGCGGTGTCGTCGCTGTCGCTGTCGAATACGCAATTCACCAGCGTCACCAGCGACAACTCGACCTCGGCCTTCGTCTTCACTGCTGGCGACCCGGTGACGAGCGGTCTGCGCGTCGGCGATATCATCCGCTTCGGCACGCTCGCCGAGACGGCGAACAACGACCGCAACTTCGTCATCCGTAGCTTCGGCGGCACCAGCAATCGCACCGTCACCGTCAGCCCTGCGCCGACCACCGACGCGGTGGCCGACACCACCTTCACGGTGACGCGCCCCGGCAAGACCACTATCGTCCCGGCCAGCAGCTTCACGGCGCGCAAGTTCGGCATCGAGGAGTACCGCGAGGATCTTGACCTCTCGCGTCTCTTCACGGAATGCCGCGTTTCCGGCTATTCGATGAGCCTTCCGGCCACCGGCCTCTCGACTGTGGAGATCCCGTTCATGGGGCGCAACGCGGTCTCGCTCTCGGCGGGCAGCGCGCCCTATTTCACGGCTCCCACCGCCGCGACGACGACCTCGGCTTGCGCCTCGGCCAACGGCCTGATCCTGTCGCCGGATGCGGGCTCGTCGCCGCTCGGCATCGTCACCGGCATCGACATCGCTCTCGATCTTGAGGCCGAGATGCAAGCGGTCATCAACCAAAACATCGCGCCCGAGATCTTCCTCGGCCGCGCGAACGTCACCGGCACGGTGTCGGCGTTCGTGGAAGATTTTGCGTTGTTCAACGCCTTCCTCAATGAGAGCGAGCTTCAGCTGATCGTGCGCGTGGACAGTGGCTCGGCGGCGAATGCCGACGCCATCTGCATCTACCTCCCGCGCGTCAAGCTCGGCGGAGCGGACATGCCGCTGTCCGGCGCGAACGGCCAGACGATCTCGCTGCCGTTCCAAGCGCTGCGCTACACCGGCAGCGCCGCCGGCAGAGACACGACCACGATCCGCATTCACGACACGGCGGCTTGAGCATGTCGCGTTTCTCTGGTCTCGGCGCGTCGGTGGACAAGCCGACGCGCTGCTATCTCTCGATCCCCGTCGCCGGTCGTCCGCCGCTGTTGTCGCGCGACGGCGATCCCGCCTACATCGACTGCCTGTCGCTCGACAGCCGCGAGGCTGGCGCGCAGCGTCGCGCATCCGCCATCGCGCGCCTCGACCGTCGCGCGGCGAAGCTGACTGCCGATGACATCGAGGCCGAACAGGTCGGGATGCTGGTGGCGCTCATCACCGGCTGGCGGCTGTACTCGCTGGCCGGCGATCCGCTCGACGTCGAGTGCGACGAAGCGGCGAAGCGCGAACTGATGAGCGATCCGACCTTCGCGTGGGTCCGTCGCCAGGTCGAGGAGCATATAGGCGATCTGGGAAACTGGTTGAGCGCGACGGCGAACTGATCGCCTTCGCGCATCACCGTTTCGACCTGGACTTGCCGCGCAAGGGCGGTCGCAAACGCGACCACCTGGAGAGTGTCGCGCGGCAGCTAGGACGCCGCCCTGCGGGCCTCGACGGGCCACCGTTGCCCGCCTGGGGCGAGCATATCTGGTCGGCGTGGCTGGATCTCCACCAGGGTCGCCGCGTCGGCTTCAACGGTTGCGAGCCGCTGTCCTGGGCCGATCTCGACGCATGGTCGAGGCTGACCGGCGCGGAGATGCGGCCTGACGAGGTGGCGCTTCTGATGCGGATAGATCGCGAGTTCTTCGCCGTGCGCGGCGAGATTGAGGGACGGAAATGATCAACGCGCCGAAAGAATCGGTCCTCCGCGCTGGCCTCGACGCGAGCGAATACACGCGCGGCGCACAGGAGATCGACAGGGCAAACACCGAGATCTCCGCGAGCAGCGGCCGGGTCGAGCAGTCTCAGGAGAAGATGACCCGCTCGCTGGTCTCGTCTTCGTCCAGCATGGATCGCCTCCAGGCATCGCTGGACAAGGGCTTCGCCTCGCAGCTGCGTTACGAGCAGATCGTGGATCGCGTCAACTCCGCGATGGAACGCGGGCGCATCTCGCAGGAGCGTGGCGCGCAGATCATCAGCCTCGCACAGCAGCGCTACATGTCGGCCGCGACGGCGACTGCGGCGATGGGAGCGGCGACTGCGGCGGCGGCGACATCGAGTAGACAATTCGGCTTCATCGCGCAGCAGTCCGGCTATCAGGTTGGCGACTTCGCCGTTCAAGTCGCAAGCGGTCAGTCCGCGATGGTCGCGTTTATCCAGCAAGGTTCACAGTTCCTCGGGATCTTCGGGGCATTCGGCGCAGTCGCTGGTGCCGCGCTCGCCATCGGCGGCGGCATCTACATGATGTTCGACAAGATGGCCGAGAACGCGAAAGCGGCGACAGACGAGGTCTCTTCCTTGACGGAAGAGATCAAGCGCATGAGCGAGGAGAGCGCGAAACGCGGCGCGGGGCAGACGGGCATTCGTGCGAATGTCATGCTTGAAGACCGGATGGCAGAGCGTCGCCGTCTTGTCGGAATGCTGCCGACTGGTGGCGGCGGTGCAATGGCGTCGAGCGAGATGTCAGGCATAGTCGAGGCGCAAGCAGCATCCGAGGTCGCGCGCATTCAGTCGCAGATCGATGCCATCGACAAGCTCATTCGCGAGTACGACCGGCTCGTCATCGAGCAAGAGCGCGCCGATGAAAGCACCGCGAACCTCAAGCGACGCGGCGAGGAGTTCGAGGAGCAGAAGAAGCGCGAGGCCGAGGCCGTCCGCGACGCCGCTCGCGCGCAGGAAGAGGCCGAGCGCGCGCGCCAGCGCTTCCTCTCCGATGTCATGTCCCTAGAAAACACCCTCGATCCGCTGACCGCCGCGACACGACGCTGGGCCGATCAACAGGCGCTGCTGGCCCAGGCGCTCGACGCCGCGATCATCAGCCAGGAGCGGTACAACGAACTGGTCGCGATGTCGGACGAGGCGTTCCGCAAGGCGACCGAGAAACAGACCGAATACCTGACCGGCATCGAGAAGCAGTCGCGGCAGAACGAGAACCTCGCACGCGATCTCGGGCTATCCTTCCAGTCTGCTTTCGAGGACGCGATCTTGCGCGGCGAGAAGCTGCGCGGTGTGCTGGCCGGGATCGCGCAGGACATCGCGCGCATCATCCTGCGCCAGACGGTCACGACGCCGCTCGCCGGTCTCGTCATGGGCGGGCTTTCCAGCGCACTCGGCGGCCTATTCGGCGGCGGGCCAGGCGACATTCGCGGGCCGGGCGGCTCGACCAGCATCCCGTTCGGCGGGCCTCGCGCTCTCGGCGGTCCGGTCGAGGCGGGCAGCGCCTATCTGGTCGGCGAGCAGGGGCCGGAACTGTTCATGCCCGGTCAGTCGGGCCGCATCATCCCGAACGGACAGACCGGCGGCACCGTGGTCTATCAGACCATCAACATTTCGACCGGCGTCGCCCAGACCGTGCGCGCCGAGATCGCCGCGCTTATGCCGGCGATCAAGCGCCAGACCGTCGATGCGGTGGCGGACGCCAGGATGCGCGGCGGATCGTTCGCAGCTGCGATGGGGACCTGAGGCATGACGATTTCCTACCCCATCACCCTCCCGACATCCGGCGGCTATGCGCGCGTCGAGTTCAGAATGGGCAACGTGGTCGGCGTCTCAACGTCGCCGTTCACCCTCCAGCAGCAGCTGGTCCGACACCAGGGCGCGCGCTGGGAAGCCGACATCACCGTCGCCGAGATGGAGCGTCCCGCCGCCGAGGAATGGATCGCCGCGCTAGCCTCGCTGCGCGGGGCCTGGGGCACGTTCCGTTTGGCAGATCCCGGTGGCGCAACGCCGCGTGGCACATGGGCGGGCACGCCGCTCGTCAAGGGGGCGTCGCAGACCGGCGAGACGCTGCTGGTCGATGGGTTCAGCGCCGGCGCGACGGTCAAAGCGGGCGACTATTTCCAGATCGGTGATCGGCTCTACAAGGTGCTGCTGGACGCCACCGAGAGCAGCGGCGAGATCACGCTCGATATCTGGCCGCGTCTGCGCGAGAGCCCGGCGGACAACGCCGTCGTGACGACTAGCGCCGCCAAGGGCTTGTTCCGCCTCGCGTCGAACACGCAGGGCTGGGCGCTACAGGGCTCGGGGCTGCGCTACACGCTCGCCTTCGGCGCGGTCGAGGCGATCTGATGTCTCGAGACTTCACCGCCAGCGTCATCACGCAGCTGCAGGCCGCGTCGGTCGAAGTCGGCATTTTGTTCGAGGGCGAGTTCGCGAGCGGCTGGGTGCGGCTGTGGTCCGGCATCGGGAACCTGTCCTGGGACAGCAAGACATGGTCCGGTGTCGGCACGCTGCTCGGCATCTCCGCTATCGATGAGACGAACGAGATCCGTGCCTCGGGCCTGACCGTGTCACTGTCCGGCGTGCCGTCCGATCTGCTCGCCGCTGCGCTTGGTGACGCGCGCTCGGGCAAGACCGGCCGCGTCTATCTCGCCTTCTTCTCCGGCGGCTCGGTCGTGGCTGACCCGGTGCTACAGTTCGAGGGCCGCCTCGATGTCCCAGCCATCGAGGATGGCGAAGACACCGCCACCATCGCCATCAGCTACGAGAGCGAACTGATCGACCTGGAGCGCGCCCGCGAACGCCGCTACACGCCCGAGGATCAGGCGATAGATTACCCCGGCGACCTCGGTTTCGCGTATGTTGCGGCATTGCAGGACGCGCAAATCACATGGGGCCGCTGATGATAGCACGCCGCGAAGATTGGCCGTCGAGGCTCGCCGCCGCGCTGGAAGATGCACGCGATAAGCCGTTCCAGTGGGGCCAGCACGATTGCGGTCTCTTCGCTGGCGACTGCGTGCTGGCGATGACCGACACCGACCCGGTGGCGCTCTATCGCGGCCAGTACACCGACGAGGAGGGCGCGCGCGCCACGATGCTCGCGCTGTCCGGCGGCGGGCTGCGCGCGGTGTGGACTAAGGCGTTGGGCCCGGCGATGAACAACGTCCTCATGGCGAAGCGCGGCGACGTCGCGCTGGTCACCACCGACTACGGCGAGACCGAGGCCACCGGGGTCGTCGCAGGAGCGCGTGTGGCGTGCCTGTCGCAGTCGGGGCTACTGATGGTGCCCGCGCGCTGTATCGTCGCTGCCTGGGGCGTCTGATGGGCTTTATCGTCGCCCCTATCGTCGCTCTGGTCGGCGGCGCTTCTGTCGGCGCAGCGCTGGTGACGGCAGCGGTTGGCCTCGTTGCTTCGATCACGCTATCGGCCATCGCCGGATCGATCTTCCGCCCGAAGCTTCCGAAACTCTCCGACCCCTTTGCCGGCGCTCAACGCACGCAGACCGTGCGCGAGCCGATCACGCCGTGGCGCGTGGTCTACGGCCAGGTGCGGACCGGCGGTGCGATCACCTTCCTGCACACCACCGACAGCAATTCCAAGCTGCACCTGATCATCACGCTCGCCGGTCATGAGTGCGAGGAGATCGGTGACATATACTTCGATGACGAGATCGTCCCGCTCGATGGCTCGGGCAACGCGACCGGCAAATACGCCGGATATGTGCGCGTCCAGAAGACGCTCGGCACCGATGGGCAAACAGCCTTCGCGGACCTGATCACCGAGGCAAGCGACAAATGGACCGCTGACCACCGGCAGCGTGGCCGCGCGTGCATCTACGTCCGGCTGACGCACAATTCCGACCTGTTTGCGAGCGGCATCCCGAATATCACGGCGGTGCTGAAGGGGAAGAAGGTCTACGACCCGCGCACGTCCACGACCGCCTGGAGCGCCAACGCGGCGCTCTGCCTGGCCGACTACCTGACCGATCCGATACGCGGTCTCGGTGTGGATTATGCCACGCGCATCGATGAAGCCGACCTGATCGCCGCCGCGAACATCTGCGACGAGAACGTCACGCTCGCGGCTGGAGGCACCGAAGACCGCTACACCATGAACGGTACGTTCGACACGTCTCAGAGGCCCAGAGACATCATCGCCTCGATGACCGGCGCGATGGCGGGCCGCGCGTCGCTGGTCGGCGGGACATGGTCGATTTTCGCGGGCGCATACACCGCGCCGACGATCACGCTGACCGAAGCCGATCTGCGCGGGCCGATCCGCGTGTCGTCGCGCTTGAGCCGCCGCGATCTCGCCAACGGGGTCAAGGGGACGTTCGTGAGCCCCGACAACAAGTGGCAAGCCTCGGATTTCCCACCGGTCGCGAATGCCACCTACGTCTCCGACGACGGCGGCGAGAAGCTCTGGCGCGACATCGATCTCCCCTTCACCACCTCAGCGGCGACCGCGCAGCGCATCGCGCGCATCGAGCTACGCAAAGCGCGGCAGCAGATCAGCGTGCAGCTGGCGGCGAAGCTGACGGCGTATCGCCTCGTTCCTGGCGATGTGGTCGGCCTGACGAACACGCGCATGGGCTGGACGGCGAAGCCTTTCGAGGTCACGGGCTTGCGCTTCGTGGCCGATGGCGACGGCAGTCTCGGCGTCGATCTCGATCTGCGCGAGACTGCCTCGACCATCTACGACTGGACGGCGGGCACCGACGAGGAGGAGGTCGATCCCGCGCCGGACACCGATCTTCCCAATCCGTTCAGCGTCTCTGCGCCGACATCGCTTGTCCTGGCGAGCGGCGACGCCGAGATCCTCCAGCTGGCCGAGGGCTCGGTGATCAGCCGCATCAAGGCCACATGGACCGCGCCGAGCGATGCGCGCGTGGCGAACTACGAACTCGCGTGGAAGAAGAGCGCCGAGGCCGACTGGGATAGCGTGCTTTCATCGGCGTCGGTCACCGTCGGCTACGTCGCGCCGGTCGAGGACAGCACCGCTTACGATGTGCGGGTCCGCTCGATCTCGGGCCTCGGCGTGGTGTCGGGCTGGGTGACGGTGACGGGCCATGTCGTCGAAGGCAAGAGCGCGCCGCCGCCGCGTCCCGACACGTTTCAAGTCGCCAGGATTGCGGACGGAACGCGGCGCTTCACCTGGAGCCTCGCGAGCCTTCCGGCGGATGTGCGGTCAGGCGGCGGCTATCGGATCAGATACAAGACCAGCAGCACGACCGACTGGTCCTCGATGACGGCCCTGCATGAAGGGCTGCTGATATCGTCGCCGTACGAGACGGCGGACTTGGCCTCGGGGACGTACTGGTTCGCGATCAAGACCGTGGACAGCAGCGGGAACGAAAGCACCGACGCGCGCTTCATCGCGTCTGCGGTGCTCGGCGATCCGCCATTGCGCGATGTGCTGCTACAGCGGATCGAGCAGTCGCTGGCATGGCCTGGAACAAAGACGTCGTGCTTCCTCGACCGCGATAACGCGCTCCACGCGACGTCCTCGCAGAACTGGTCGAACCTCCCGAGCGCTTGGTCGAGCCTCGCCGCGACCTGGGATAACATCCTCAACAATAACAGCCCGATCCGATACGAGACGCCGGTCCTCGATCTCGGGGCGGATGTCAATTTCACGCCGCTCGTCACTGCTGTCGCCAACGGCACGGTGACGCTGGAGATGAAAACGGGCACTCAAGCCGATGGCACCGTCACCGGCTCCTGGGTCGCGCTCGCGCTGGTCGAGGGCAAGCGCTACGTGCAGATCCGCGCCTCGGTGTCTGACACGACGCCGGTCCTGTCTGGCCTGACGACCATCATCTCTTCTTCGTCGTATACGGACACCTACGAGGATGTGAACACGGCGACCGAGACGGCGTCGTGGTTCTCTTCGGTCGCGGCGGGGCATTTCAAGATCGGTGCGAGGGGCCAGCTGGCGGCGATCAGCACCGCCCGTATCCTGGCCTTGCAGAACGTCGGCGCGGGCTGGTCGTGGGAGTTGATAAGCAAAACGCAGATCGTCAACTCTGAGCCAGCGGCCGAGTTCAAAGTATATAATTCCTCTGGTACACTCGCCAATGCTACAATCGATGTAGAACTACGAGGCCCGCAAGCATGACGCTCCCCACGAACGCCAGCAAGGCCAACCTCGACAGCGCGACGGACGACCCGAAACTGGCGCGTCCCGATCTCGCAGACCTGGTGGACAAGTTCAACGACTTGCTCACCCACCTCAACCTCTCGACCATCACCAGCGGGCCAGCGTCGATCCCGTTGTCGGTCGCCAACGGCGGCACCGGCGCAGCGACCGCCGCAGCGGCACGCACCAACCTCGGCGTCGAGGATGCCACCGAAAGCGCCGCCGGTCGCATCGAGATCGCGACGCAGACAGAGAGCAACAACGGCACCGACGACACGCGCGCGCTGACGCCCGCGAAGCTGACGAACATCAGCCCGGCGTCGGTGACCTACTCGACAAGCGATCAGATCCTCATCCTTGACGCGAGCGATTCAAACAAGCTCAAGCGCGCGACGGTGACGACGGGCAAACTGCTACAGCAGGTCATCGCGACATCCTCGGCCTACTCGACCGGGACGACGACCATTCCATTCGATGACACGATCCCGCAGAACACCGAGGGGACCGAGTTCATGACGGCGACGATCACGCCGAATAACTCAAGCAACCATTTGATGATAGAAGTTCAAGCGACAGTTTCAACGAATAATGCCGTCCGCGTGATCGCCGCTTTGTTCCAGGACAGCACCGCAAATGCTCTCTCAACAGCAGTCTGGAGCGAAACTTCTCCAACTAACAGCACACGAACCGGGACGATTATTTTGCGGTACAGGATGACGGCAGGAACGACGTCAGCCACAACATTCAAGGTGCGAATTGGGGGCGATGCAAGCTGCACGATCTATTTCAACGGCGACAACAACACATCTGCGCGGATATTTGGCGGCGCGTCCGTCTCCTCGATCACCATCACCGAGATCGCAGCATGAGCGATCACATCGACCCGCGCGATTTCGGACGCCTCGAGGCCGAGGTCGCCGCGCTCAACAAATCTGTCGAGGCGATGGCCGCGGACCTCAAGGCCGTGCGAAGCGCGCTCGACGCAGCGGGCGGCGGCTGGCGGGTGCTGATCGCTGTCGGCGCGGCATCCGGCGCAGTGACGGCGCTCCTGGTCAAGCTCCTGCCATTCCTGCCGATGCGCTGATGCCGACGCCGCCGATCTCGCGGGCCGAGGCCCACCGCCGCATCGACGCTATCGAGCAAGCGCTGCGCGAGGGCGGAACCCCAATGGGCGTTATGTCGAGGCCAGGGACTCGGTCCGCCGCGCGTGTCGCGTGGGACCGGCTAGGGCTGCGGCAGAGCGTGGACAGGGCGTCGATAGAAAAGATTGAGGCCGCAGCAGGTCGGCAGATCGACTGGTCTCTGTCGCCCGACGCCCGGATCGCCAGCGATGCGCCGCCGAAGCCGCGCTTTGATCCGCCGCAAATACCGGCAGACGATGTGCCGGTCGAGCAGCTGATCGAGCAACTGAGCGAGCGTTTTGAGCGCCGCGCCGAGAACGCAGAGGCGAAGCGGTGGATGCGGTTCGCGTTGCGCGACGAGGGACCGTATCTGCTGGCCTTTGTGGGCGACCCGCACTTGGACGATAACGGCTGCAACTGGCCGCTGCTGCGGCGCGATGTGGCGCTTATGAGCACGCCGCATGTGCATGGCGTGATGCTCGGCGATGTCACGAACAACTGGTCGGGCAAGCTCCAGCGTCTCTACGCGCATCAGGATGTGACGCGCGACCGGGCCTGGAAACTGGCCGAGTGGTATTTCCGCGCCGTGCCGTGGCTGATGTTGCTGAAAGGTAACCACGACATCTGGTCGCAGTCTCACGGCCAGGGCGACCCGCTCGATTGGATGGCACGCGGCTCGGCGGCGCTGGAGGACTGGTCCGCGAAATTCGAGGTCGCGGCGGGCGAGCATGTCGTGCGGATCTGGGCGGCGCATGATTTCAAGGGCACCTCGATCTACAACCCGCTGCACGGGCCGATGCGCGCGCACCGTTTCTCGGCGGGCGAAGCCGATATCCTGGCGGCGGGCCATCAGCATCATTGGGAAATCTTCAGCGGCGAGGACGCCGACAAGAGCCACCGTCCGCACTGGTTAATCCGCGCGCGGGGATACAAATATCTCGACCCGCACGCTGACCGGCATCAGTACGCCTCGCAGCAGCATGGCGCGGTGATCGCCGTCGTGGTCGATCCGTCGCGCGACGGACCGGCGGCGATCCAGTGCTATGCCGATCTCGAGGAGGCGGTCGAGATCCTGAAGTTCAAGCGCGCGCGGTGGGAGGCTTCATGCCACGACGCAAAGCCGGATACGACGACCCCGACTGGCAGGAAGCCGCGGCGCACACGGGAGAGATGATGCAGGGCTCCATCCATGAGCTACGATCCTCCGATCCGCCAGGAAAGCCGTTTGAGCCGCAGCGCGGGCCGCTCGGCTTCTGCATCGACCCGGCGGCGTATCGCGCCGGCGGTCGCCGTCGTCGCGTGGCTTCGCGTCGGCGAGCCGATACCTGATGGATGGCGCGTCGCGGCGCAGCGTGCGACGCATCATCATCGACATGCAATCCTCATCGAACAGGTGACACCATGATCGCAGCCCTCCTTCCCGCTCTCGTCCCGATCCTCGGCAAAGCCCTCGGCAACCTCATCCCCGACGCATCCGCCCGCGCCCAGGCCGAAGCCGAGGTCGCGAAGCAGCTGCTTGCGTCCAGCGCCGAACTCGAGCGCGCGGCGGGCGAGATCGTGCTGGCCGAAGCACGCAGCGAGCATTTCCTGGCCGGGTGCTGGCGTCCGATCCTCATGCTGACATTCGGCGCGTTGATCGTGGCGCGGTGGCTCGGCTACAGCGCGCCGAACATCAGCGAGGCCGAAGTGCTGATGCTCTGGGAGATCGTGAAGATCGGTCTCAGCGGTTACGTCGTCGGGCGCAGCGTTGAGAAAGTGGCCCCGCAGATCGTCGCGGCGCTGAAGAAATGAGCCTGACGCCGCGCGACCGGAAGCGCCTAGAGGGCGTTCACCCTGACCTCGTCCGCGTGGTCGAGCGCGCGTCGATCGGCAAGGTGCGCTTCATCGTCACCGAGGGTCTTAGGACGATGGAACGCCAGGCGCAGCTAGCGCGCGAGGGCAGATCGCAGACCATGCGCTCTCGCCATCTAACGGGCCACGCGGTCGATCTCGCGGTGCTGGACGAGGCGAGCCAAGCGCGCTGGGATGCGCCGGCATACCGCACGCTCGCCGCCGAAATGAAGGCGGCGGCGGCGGTCGAGGGCGTGCAGATCGAGTGGGGCGGGGACTGGCGGTCGTTCTTTGACGGGCCGCATTTTCAGCTGCCGTGGGCGAGCTATCCGGCCTAGCTGTATCCCGACTTGTCGCGCGCCTCGACCTCCATCGGATGCCGCCAATATCCGTAACGCGCCAGCCACCAGAGATACCGCGCCGCGAACCCCCACGCTCCGTATCGCTCGATCTGCGCGAGGTGGATTTTCTTCATGCGCGACGAGCCCGTGGTCCGGTGGCCACGTCGCGTAATACGCGATGCGCCAGGGCATCGTGATCGCCTCGTAGCCGGTGGCGCGCAGCCACCAGCGGATGACGAGCGGGGCGGGGCGGTGTGTCATGGCTTGGCCTCCAGCGCGGCGCGCACAGTCGCCTCAATTTTCCGCGCCATGCCCATCGGGTCGGACGTATTAATTTCCATTTTGGGCGCGAGCGTGGTCAAGACACCGAAAGCTTCCCACAGCGCTTCGTTGCGGGCGCGCAGCCGCTCGATCTCGGCGTCGTGCTGCGCCGCCAGGACGAAGCGCGTGGCGGCATACGCTTGCTCGGTCCAGATCATTTCCGCGATCTCGCGCGGCGTTACGCGTGCGATTTTGTCGCTCATGGCTTGACCTCCTTGTTCAGAACTTTGTCGATACGAGCCATCATTTTCGCTCGCTCCACGGCTCCGCGCTCTGTCATTGGTGACCAGTAAATGAGACCGTTACAACGAGCGTCGATCAACGCATCCGTCAAATCCCCGACGCGGGCGCGCAGCCGCTCTATCTCTTCGGCGGCTTCGCCGAACAAACCGGCGCGTCCAAAGTCCGTCATGAGATCTGGCGGGACGCGCAGTCTCTTTACGATATCTTCGCTCATGGATTGGCCTCCTCCTTTCTGAAATCGCAACGCGATTCTGTCTTGAGCGTTTCGGGATGCTCGCGATTGATCCAGCCGCCGATTGGTTTTGGAGTTGCGATCCAAAAGAACGACTGAGGCAATCTGGCATCCAGCGTCCATGTGCATTTCCCGCTCTTGCGTTTATCCAGACGACCCGATGGGTAGCGATCCCATTTCGCGTGAGCGCAGCCGACGCATATTGATTTCCGCTTCATCGCCCGGTCTCCGAGATGACGATGCCGACGCGCCGCATCTGCGCCAGCCTCGCGCGCCAGATCTCGCGCTGTTTTTCCTCGCGCCCCTCTTGTTGAGGGAACGATATGCCCGCCCGCTTTGCCAGAGGGTCGTTCAAGATCAAGTCGATCAGGCGCTGATCGAGCGCAGGGTCTGATTGGCAGTCCTCGTAAAGAGCGACGGGAAAGATCGCGACCACCTCGCCCTCGTCGGAGGCGTAGACGATTTCGTAATCGCCGCGCGCTAATCCCTGTAGCAGCTTGCGATAATTGCGCGTGCGCCTCTCCAGCTCGGCGCGCAACTCCCCGGCCTCCTCGCACATGCGGGCACGGATCATAACCTCCGAGACCATGCCGGTCTGGTGGTCGGGATGTTCCATGCACCGCTGGTGCCACGTTTTGATTCCGCTCATCGTCCACTCTCCCTCATCTCGCGGCAGATGCGCCGCAGTTCCTCGGCCTGCGCGGCGCGCTCGGTGTCGCTGGTCGCCGCCCCCGCATACGCCGCCGCCGCCGCCCACGCCTCCTGAGCCGCCACATGCGCCGCAGACTCCGCCGCCGCCCACGCCTCCTGAGCCGCCACATACGCCGCCGCCCACGCCTCCTGAGCCGCCACATACGCCGCAGACTCTGCCGCCGCCGCCAGCCCGCGTGCCGCCGCCAACTCCTCGGCGCTCGCCTCGTTGCGAGCATATCGCTCGGCGACATCAAGAGCGGCGACACTGCGCGCGTCGACCATCAGATGCTGGACCCTGCGCGCACACCAGACCGCGTACAGTCTGATCTCGCGGTCGCACCCATCGACGGCGCGCAGACACCAGAGCGCGTCATCGAGGCCGTTGTGGTCGAGGATCTGATCGATCCAGATGACCTCGTCGTCCGCTGCGGTCTTGCCCAGGCCGCTCAGCAGTCTGGACCAGCCGTCGTGGCAGGGGCTGTGCGAGCGGATCTTGTTGAGGGTCGTCTTCATCGCCCATCCTCCGCTTCCACGACCGCCAGCCCCGCGCGCCGCACGGTCTCGAGGCTGTCCTTCCAGCGCTCGATGGCGTGGTGACGGAAATGCTCCGTCACCCTGCCCCAGAACTCCTCGCCCACATCCGCCCGCGCGAGGCGGGTGGCGAGGGTGGTGGTGTCGGTGGCGCTCATCAGAACCCTCCCACCAGGACCACGGTCGCCACGACGCCCGCGAGCAGCATGGCGATAGCAGCCCAGTACCGCCGCGCGCCGCTGCGCGGGCGGGTCTCCTCCAGCCAGCCGAAGGCAAGGCCGGAACGGGCGATGTCGTCGTTGTCCTTCATCGTGCTTCCCCCTTCTGTTGCACCGCGCGCCGCGCGGCCTGTTGACGCTCGGACTGGCATTCCTGCCAGATCAAGCGAATGTGAGCCGGCAGCATCTGCCGGATAGTGGCCGCGTGCTGGAGGCACTCTGCCCTGGTCTGAGCGGGTATCTCGACGCCGCCGCAGTGGCGGTCGACGTCGTGCTGGCCGGTGCAGATGACACCGAGCATCACCCACGGGGTCAGGTCAGCCACAGCAGACCCACCCACATCGCCGTCCAGATGCCCACCGTGGCGGCGGCGAACTCAATCACGCGAGCCATTAGAGCACCCCATCGATGCGGGCCAGCTGCGCGCCGACCTCCTCTGTGATAATCTCCGAGACGTCCGACATGATGCGTCGCATCAACGTCTCGGCGTCGATCAGCGGCGCGCCAGGCGTCTCGTCCGCCAAACGCACGATCCGGCGGCAGAGCTTCAGCACCGCGACGCCGCATTCGGTGATCGCTTGGGCCTCGCTAAGCTTGATGTCGAACTCCTCAACGGACATTGATCGCCTCCCGCGCGCGGGCGAGATCGGCGCGGCGTTTCGCCACCTCGGCATTGATCAGCGCCGCCAGGCGCTCGGCATCCGGGGCGTCGAGATGCAGACTGACCTGCGTCTCGGTGCAGCGGATGATCATGGCTGTCGCGAGGTATTCCCGCGCGCCGGCCTCGACCGCCTCGTCGGCGCGCCAGATCCAGCGGACGCTGAGCGTCTCGCCTCGGTTGAGATGTATCCCGGTTCCGGGCATGTCGTCCTCCTGTTGATCGGCGCGCCACCCTGGCGCTCCCTGCTGCCGCCCGCGAACGAGCGGTAGCCGGGAGGGTCAGGCGTGCATCGAGATTTCGCACGCCCACGGGTTTGCCCAGCCCTCGCACGCGGCGGCTTCGGCGGCGTCGCGCGCCCTGACCCACACCTTCGCAAGCCCGGTCATGCCGCTCTCGTCGTCGCCCTCGGCGAACTGCCATTGATACTCGGTCTCCGCCTGACGCGGAGTGCAGCCCGCCCGCCGGAACACCGCGAGCGCGGCCTCCTCGGCGCGATAGCGGTCGTCGGTGGTGTCGATGGCGCTGCCGTGGATTTGGATCGAGATCATCTGCTGGTCCTCCGTTGTCGGCCGGGTCGGCCGGTTGCGATGGAGCCAAATATAAACCTGCCGTTTCACCGCGCAACACAATCTGCCATGCAATCCTCGCATGGCGCTATGCGTTTGGCGCTTGACGGGCTAAACGGCAGGTGTATCCTCGCCGCATGACAGTCGCTCAACTCGTTTTCCATCTCGGCGGCAACACCGCGCTCGCGCGCACGCTCGGCATCTCGCCACAAGCGGTGTCGAACTGGTCCAGGCGCGGTGCGATCCCCGCGCGCCGCCACTACCAGGTCGCGCGCCTCGCACGGGCGCTTGGCCTCCACATCGATCCCGAGGCGCTGCGATGAGCCTGTCGAGACACATCGCGGACATGGTCCGCAAGCACGGTCAGATGACGGTCCGCGAGATCCTCGTGGCGTTTCGCCATGAGGACGAACAGCGCCTGGCCTACGCCGTGTCGAACGCCGCCTGCAACGGTTGGATCATCGGGCCGAAATCGCGCGCACTGCTCCCGCATGTCGCCTATCTCGCCGCCCCCGCTCCACGCGCGTCGCTCCGCAGCCTAGACCGGGCAGATGAGGTGGCGATCAACTACGAGAAGCAGGACGAACGGTGGCGCTCTCAAGCGGGCGAGATCGAGTACGAGGACCACCCGCGCAGTCTCGCCGCTCCGCGCATCCTCTGGCGAGCAGCCCCGCCTCCTGCGCGGTCTCCGTGCGGGTCGAGTGCGGCGTTGATGGCGGCGGCGTCGCCGGGCATCTACAACGAATCCCCAGCGAAATCCTCTAAGCCCGTCGACGACGCCGAGGTTCGGCGTCGGACAATGGGCGGGCAGAGCCAGGAAAAGATCGCCGCCGCTCTCGGCATCAGCCGCTCGGCAGTCTGTTCGTCTCGACGCAGGACGAGGCGAGAGCGCGGCACGACTTTTGCGGTCAATCGTGGCGGCGGCAAGAGCAATTATGAGTGATGAGGAACGCGACGAGCCTGGACGAAAGTGGTTCGGCCGCGAGCGCATCGAGCCGCCGTCGCTTCAATCCTCGCTCGATCTCGACGCCATCGCCGTTTCGTCGTTCCGCCGCGTCGCTCTAGGATGGGGCGGCTATCAAGTCCAGCCACTGAGGAGAGCCGAATGAAAGCCATGAGCATCCTACGCGAGGCCGAGGAGATCATCTCGGCGGACCGCGAGCGCACGCATGGCAAGGCCGAGGAGAACCTCGCGAACATCGCGACGATGTGGGATGCGTGGTGCCGCGTCTCGCGCGACGCGCAGATGACGCCGCATGACGTCGCGATCATGATGGCGCTTCTGAAGATCGCTCGCACGCAGACCGGCACATACAATCGCGACGACTACGTCGATGCCGCTGGGTATATCGCGCTGGCACACCGTCTCGCGGCGGCGGGCAACGAGGAATGATGCGGTCGGTGCGACTGATCCTGCAAGGCGAGCCGGCGAGCAAAGCGAACTCGCGGCGGCTTGTCACGATCCGTGGTCGGGCGCGGCTGATCAAGAGCCAGAAAGCACTCGACTACGTCGCCGTCGTGAAGGCGACGCATCCGCCGCTGGTGCCGCTGCTTGAGGGCGATCTGCGGATGACCGCCGATGTCTACTACGCATCGCGGCGTCCTGATCTCGACGTCTCGCTGATACTGGACGCCCTCCAGGATATCGTCTACCGTAACGACAGACAGGTCCGCGAAATGCACCTGTATCACCACTTGGACCGCGAGAACCCTCGCGCCGAGATAACCCTTGAGGAGATGCACGATGACCAATGACGATCTGTCCCGTTTCGCCGACCGGATCGAAATGGCGATCCAGGGCATTGAGGATACGCGCGAAAACCTCGCGGCGATCAAGGCCGAAGCGACGGCGGCGGGCTACGACGGCGGCGCTCTGGTGCGCGTGGTTGAGATGCGCCACAGCGAGAAGCGCCGGCAGAAAGAGGAAGCGCGCCTCGCGCTGGTCCGGCTCTACGCCGACCGGCTGGGCGTGCAGCTGCGCCTCGACATCTGACAAGACGGGCCGAGGCTCCTCCCTGCGCGCGGCCGGCGGGCCGCGCCTCCCAAGCGGTCCAGCGTGCTTCGGCGCGTCAACGCCTCCCTCGGCTCACCATGCAAGGGCGATGGTCGCTCCCGCCAACCATCAAGCAACACTTAACAGTTGAGGACACATCATGTCAGGCTTGCTTCTCCACCGTATCCCGCACGTCAGTGCGTCGTCCCTGAACCTGTTCGCCGCCGAGCCGGCGCTCTGGGTCATGGAGCGGCTCTGCGGGAAGAAAGGCCGCGTCGGTCCTGCGGCGCATCTCGGCACCGCCGTCGAGGCGGGCGTCGAGGCGGCGTTGCTCGGGAGGGCGAACAATATCGAGGCCGCATCGGCACTCGCAGCGGCGCGCTACGACGAACTCTGCGACGACCCCGACGCGCGCGCGAAGATCGACCCCATGCTGCGCCAGGCATGGGGCGCGCTTGCGCCCTACGGACAGCCGGATGTCCCCGAGGACGGGCGCCAGCACCGCGTCGAGGTGGCGCTGGATGGTGTGCCGGTGCCGTGCATCGGATACACCGATTTCGTGTTTCACCAGCACGGCTGCATCATCGACTTGAAGACCTCCAGCACGCTGCCCTCGTCGATCAAGGTCGCGCACGCGCGCCAAGGCGCGGTGTACGCGCGAGCGTTCTCCAACTACTCGATGCGCTTCGCCTACTGCACCCCGAAGAAATCCGCCGTCTACGTCCTCGAGAACCCGGCAGACCATCTCGCGGCATTGGCGAACATCGCGCGGCGGCTCGACAGGTTCCTCTCGCTGTCGGCAGACCCGCATGAGCTCGCCGCAATCGTCTGCCCCGATTACGACAGCTTCTACTGGAGCGATCCCCAGACCCGTGCGAATGGGCTGGCCCTATTCGGCTTCTGAGCCGATCCGCGACTGGCGGTCTCCAGTCAGGTGAAACGCAACACGCAAAAGGAAAACGGAAAATGGCTCTCGGTATTCCCACCAATGCGAACCGCACACCCATCGTCAAATACGACGCGAGGGCCGGTCGCTGGTTCCGCGTCGATGGCAAAGACAGCGTCGTGGACATCAGCAACGGCTTCGCCGCCGTCTTCGACCTCGCGCAGATCGACATCGGCTGGGCGCTGTTTGCGGCTGGTGCGCCGCCCTCCATATCGTTCGCGCGCGTCCCCGCGCCGATGCCGGAGCGACCGACGCCGGACCACAAGCGCAGCGTCCGGCTGATGCTGAAGCTCGCGAAGAGTGCGGGCGGCGATGTCCGCGAGGTACTGACCCAGGCGGGCATCGTCCAGGCGGCGATTGACGCTCTCCACGACGCCTACATGGCCGCGCCCGAGGCGCGCGAAGGCAAGCTGCCGGTGGTGGCGTGCCCGAGCACCGAGGCCGTCGTCCAGGCGATGGGCAACGGCGGGAAGAGCACGAATTACAAGCCGGTCCTCCAGATCGTGAATTGGGTCGCGCGTCCCGCCGATCTGCCGCTGACCTCGGGGCCGACGCCGGTCGCCGTGGCTGCTCCCGCGCCGGTCGTTGCGCCGCCGTCCACCGGCTCGATGATCGCCGCGCCTCCGCAGCCGAAGGCGGCTCCTGCGCCGCTGCCTCCCGCCATCGGTGACGACACCGAGTTCTGAACGAGATCGGCGCGGTCCTCCCCGCGTTGGTGCCGGTGTCGCCTACCGGCGGGCAAAGTGGCGAGCGAGCCGGGGCGACATCCCCGGCATCGGTCTGCCCGGACCGGACAGGAGGCAAGATGACATCAACACCGCAGACGCCGCTTGAAGCGGCGCTCGACTATTACGACCGGGGGCTGATGCCGATCCCGGTTCACCGCGTGATCGCGCATCGCGAAGGCAAGCCGATCTGCTCCTGCGGCGCGCGCGATGGCTGCGCGTCACCGGGCAAGCATCCGACGATGACCTGGAGCCAATTTCAGAAGCGCCGACCGTCGCGCGAGGAGGTGGCCGACTGGTGGTCGGGCGACCGGGCGCGATACGGCGTCGGCATTCTGACGGGCTCGGCCAGCGGCAACAGCTTCGTCCTCGACGTCGATGTCGGCCCAGGCAAAGACGGCGACGATAGCCTTCGCGCGCTCCAGATGACCCACGGCGATCTGCCCGAGACCGCCGAGGTCCGTACCGGCGGCGGCGGGCTCCATCTGTATTTCCGAGCGCCGCCTGGCGTCGCCGTGGTGCGGAACTCGGCCAGCAAGCTCGGACCCGGTCTCGACATCCGAGGCGAGGGCGGGTTCGTGGTCGCGCCGCCGTCGATGCACGCGAGCGGTCAGCCCTATGTCTGGTCCTGGACCAACACGCTGGCCGAAGGCATCGCGGATGCGCCGGCATGGCTGCTCGATCTGGTCCGCGCCGAGTCGGCGATCGGGGCGACGCCGCGAGATCGGGTTGCGTCGTCGCCGCCGCCCGCTTCGCCGGTCGGTGCGGGAAGCCTCGGGGTGCTGCCACCCGCTATCGAGGACGGACGCGAGGAGTACATGCGCGACACCGTCTTCGCGGTCGCGCTTGAATTGACCGGCGAGAACGGCGCGTGGCCTACCGCCGATGAGGTCTACGAGGTCGCCTGGCCGCAGTTCCTGCGGCGCGTCGATCTCTCGCGGCCGGGGCGGATCACCCGCGACAACGCCGAGCAGGAGATGCGGGCGAAGTGCCACCAGATCGCCGTCAAGGCCGAAAGCGGCGGGCTGGGGCGGCTGGAGGATGTCGTCGCGGCCTATCAGGCCAAGCGGCGGGAACAGCCGCGCCAGGGGCCGGGAAATCGGCAGGAAGAGGCGGCGGGGGAGGCTCGGCAGGAACAGGCCCAGACGCCGCGACCGCCGACGCACTTCCCGCTCGTCTACTCCGACGAGATCCACGCGGGCGACGCCGCGCTCGACTTCGTCGAGGGGCTGTTGGTCGAGGGCGGGATGTCGGTCTGGTACGGCGACAGCAATGTGGGCAAGACATTCGCCCTCCTCGACGTCGCCATCCATGTCGCGCTGGGGCGTCCCTGGCGCGGGCGGGAGGTTGATCAGGGCGCGGTGGTCTATTGCGCGCTGGAGGGCATCGCGGGCATCAGGAACCGCATCGCCGCCTGGCTGAAGCACTACGGGATCACGCCGGATCGCCGCGCTCTGCCTCTGGTGGTCATCCCCTCGGCCATCAACATGCTCGATCCCCAGGCCGATGTGCCGGGGCTGATCCAGTCTGTCCAGGCCGCCGAGGCCGAACTCGGGCGATCGGTGAAGATGCTCTGCCTCGACACCCTAAGCCGCGCGCTGGCCGGCGGGAACGAGAACTCGCCCGAGGATATGGGCGCGCTCGTCCGGTCATCGGACCTCGTCCGGCAGACCACCGGATCGCACCTAGCCTATGTCCACCATTCGGGAAAAGACACTGCCAAGGGCGCGCGCGGGCATTCGCTGCTCCGCGCCGCCACCGACACCGAGATCGAGATCAGCCGCGCCGAAGGATCGGAGGTGTCGGTAATGCGGGTGACAAAGCAGCGCGAGCTTGAGAGCGGCGATGACGTGGCCTTCCGGCTGGAGGTCGTCACCCTCGGGGTCAACCGCCGGGGCAAGCCGCTGACCAGCTGCGTCGCGGTGGAGCCGCCGGCGGACGCGGTCGATGCCGCCATGCACAGGACCGCGCGCCCGAAGGGAAAATATCAGCCTGGGATGATGCGGGTGCTCCAGCAGATGCTGGCCGGTGATGCTGCGGTCGCCGCCGTGCCGAAGACTGGAATGCCCACCGTGCGGTGTGTTCGCGTCCGACTGTGGCAGGAGCAGTGCTTTATCGATGGCGTCCTAGATCGCGGGCACGCGGCTTCTCGCAACGGATGGTCGGACGGCAAGCGGGCACTCCGCGACGCCGGTCTGATCGGCTTAACGGAGGAATACGCATGGCTTCTGTGATTGTCGGAAATGTCGGAAATGTCGGAAACCGACACTTCCGACACTCCCGACGTTTGTCGGAAATGTCGGAGATCCCTTTAGGGATCCGACATCTCCGACAGGGTGTCTCCGACAGGAGTGACAGATGAACCAATCCGACTACTCTCTGGCTAAGGCCATCCTCGACGGTGTCGATGAGACCATCGCCGCCTCCGAGCGCCGGTGGGGCGTGGACCGCCTCCGGCTCCTGGTCGCCGACGACCTACGATCACGGTGGGACCGCCAGTGGCAGTCCTGGTGTCGGGCGGTCAAGGCCAACGACCTCGCCGACATCCAGAAGCACGGCGCGGCGGTCCGGCGGGCGGTGGCCGCGCTGGAGGCGGCAGCGGCCGCTGCGGGGGCCGAGCCGATCTCTCCGGTGGTCTGGGAGACGACCTACGAGGGCCGGGTGATCGCGGTGGTCAGGACCAGCGCCGAGGCGTATGCCGTCGCGACGCAGGGGCGAGGCGTCGAAGTCTGGACGCTGGACGAGCTTGTGCGCGTCGCCCTGCCGAGGACTAAGTTGGTCGCGGCGGCGAAGGAGGTGTTCCCTGGGGCCGAGGTCGTCCGGTACCAATCGCCGCCGGCCGACTGGGCGAGCGGTGGCGATCCGCTGCCCGATTTCCTGACCGCCTGACGCATGGAGCCAAAATGATGCCGAGCAAGGATGCCTCTCAGCGCACACCCCGCCCCAGCGGCCGGAAAACCCGCCCTGGCGTCGATCATCCTGCCGAGCCGGTCATCCCGCCGACCATCGAGCGTGCAAGACACGCAGAGCACGGGATCGAGGTGGCCGAGCCCGAGAGGACCGAGCGGGGCGGTGGTCGGGCGTATACCGACGCGCACGGGCGGGCCTCGAGGCCGTGGCGGGTCGTGGATACGCTGGCGGCGATGGAGCGGGCAGGGACCATCGACGGCGAGCAGAGGGCGGCGGGTGAGAGGTATCGCGCGCTGTTTGAGATCTCGGGGCGAGCCGGGGCCAGTGCGACCAGGATCGAGCCTCGGTCCGGCGGCGGCGATCAGGCGTCGGCCATTGAGCGACGGGTGGCGGCGGGACGGGCGCTGGCCGAGGCGGCGCAGCTGCTCGGCGGGCCGGGGCCGCTGCACGGGATCGTCGTGGAGATCGTCGGGCTGGGCATGTCCTGCTCGGCCTGGGATCGCGCGCACAGATGCCGGGAGGGTCGAGCATCGGCCATGCTGACCGAGGCTCTCGGTATCCTGGCGAGCGAGTGGCGATGACCAAGACGGCACGCTTGACCTGGCGGCGGCGACACCCTACCCTATCCGGTATGATGCGCGAGGCGCGCCGATGAAGACCATCGGTCAGCCCCTGCGGGGGCAAGCGCGCCGGACCCTGACGACGGTGGTCGAGGGTCGAGATACCTACTACGACAGCGCCGAGCACCGGGCCTGGAGCCGCGAGGTACTGCGCCGCGCGGCCGGGATGTGCGCCAGCTGCGGCGCGCTAGATCGGCGACTGGTCGCGGACCACCGCGTCGAGATCCGCGATGGCGGCTCGAGGACGGACCCGGCGAACGGGCAAGCTTTGTGCTCGCCATGCCACGGTCGTAAGACGGCGGCGACGAGAACAAAGCGGCACTCAAGCGTTAACATCGGTGGAAAGCGACCCGAAACAGGCGTTTAACTGGCCCTTCCTGCCTATGGGGTAGGGGGTGTTAATGTTTGGGGCCTGGGGACGCGCAATGCACAGGGGGCCACCGGGAGACTTTTCCGCCCCCTCTGAATAGTTAACTTCTGGCCAAAGCAGGCCAAAACACCCGTTTAAACGCCATTTTGGAGCAGAAAACATGCCGAAGGGCGGTCCCCGTCCTGGCGCTGGCCGGCCTCGCAAGGTCGACGCGATCCCGGCGAAGCTCGTTTTGACCGAGGCCATGCTCATCGGCATGTCTCCGCTCGAATACATGCTCGGCGTCATGCGCGACCAGTCCGCCGACGCGGCGCGTCGGGACCGGATGGCGCAGTGCGCCGCCCCTTACGTCCACGCGAGGGCCGAGGTGGCGGGCAAGAAGCAACAGGCCGACGAGATCGCGGCGACCGCCGAACGCGGCACCGACTGGGAGCAGCTGCTGGCGAACTGATGGCCTGGGATACCTCCTGCCGCGACTGGGCTGATCGGCTCCGGTCGGGGCGATCCCTGGTCCCCGACCTTCCGCTCGATCAGGACGCCGCGCGCAAGGCGGCGGGCATATTCGATGCCCTGCGTCTGCCGGACGTCCCCGGCCAGCCGCGCATGAAGGAAGCGGCGGGCGACTGGCAGCGCGACATAGTCAAGGCGCTGTTCGGCTCGGTCGTCAATGGCCAGCGGCAGATCAGGGAATGCTTTGTCCTGGTGCCGAAGAAGAACAGCAAGACCACGGCCGGCGCGGCGATCATGCTCACGGCGCTGCTCGTCAACCAGCGACCGCGCGCCGAGTTCTTGTTGATCGCGCCGACGCAAGAGATTGCGGATCTCGCCTTCGGCCAGGCCGTCGGCATGATCGAGGCGGACCCGGTGCTGGCGTCAAAATTTCACGTGCAAGGACACCTCAAGAGAATTTCATACCGGCAGACCAAGGCGTTCCTGAAGGTCAAGAGCTTCGATCCGAAGGTCGTCACCGGAACGAAGCCCGCCGGCATCCTGCTCGATGAGACGCACGTCATCGCCGAGGCACCGGACGCGGATCGCGTGATCGGCCAGCTTCGCGGTGGTCTGATCTCGCAGCCCGAGGGCTTCTTGATTCAGATCACGACCCAGTCCGAGCGACCTCCGGCTGGTGTGTTCGCGGCGGAACTGGCGAAGGCGCGCAAGGTGCGCGATGGCATGCTGAGCGCGCCGCTGCTTCCGGTTCTCTACGAGTTCCCCGAGGGCGTGGACTGGCAAGAGCCGAGCAACTGGCACCTCGTCACGCCCAACAACGGCCGGTCGATCACGGTCGAGCGACTGATCCCCGACTACGAGGCGGCGCGCGAAGCGAGCGAGGCCGAACTACGACGCTGGGCATCGCAGCATCTCAACGTCCAGATCGGCGTCGCGCTGCGGTCCGATGGCTGGGCCGGGGCGCAGTTCTGGTCGCGCGGCAACGGCGGGCCGCGCTCGCTGGACGAGCTACTCGACCGCGCGGAAGTCGCGACGATTGGAATTGACGGCGGCGGACTGGACGATCTGTTCGGATTCGCGGTGATCGCGAGGGAGCGAGACACGCGCCGCTGGTTGCTCTGGGCTCATGCGTTGATCAGCCCCGAGGGGCTGGACCGCCGCAAGGCGAATGCGGCGCTGTATCAAGACTTCGCGCGCGACGGCGATCTGACGGTGGTCGATGGCCTTCCTGGCGACCTTGAATGGATCAAGGCGCATGTCGGCTTGGTTCTCGACGCCGGATGCCTGGCGATGGTCGGCGCAGACCCGGCGGGCATCGGCGGCGCGGTGGACGCGCTGGCCGAGATCGGCGTCTCGGAAGAGACCAAGCTCCTGGTCGGCGTGCCGCAGGGCATCCGGCTGATGAACGCCGCGAAGACCGTCGAGCGAAAGCTGGTGGACGGCTCGCTGAAGCACTCAGGCTCGCGCCTTCTGGCGTGGTGCGCGGGCAACGCGAAGGTCCGCGCGACATCGACGGCGATGATGATCGAGCGCGCCGCTAGCGGATACGGAAAGATCGACCCTTTGATGGCATCCTTCAACGCGGCTCACCTCATGACGCTCAATCCGACCGTCGCCGGACCGGCGGCGGCGTGGGCGATGCCGTGCTGAAATGGCTTGAGCGGCTGTCTGGCCGCGACGAGAAGAAAGCGGTCGAGTTCACCGAGGGCTGGCTGGACGCCGCATTTGGCTATTCGCAGTCCTGGACCGGCGAGCCGGTCACCGTCTCGACGGCGCTACAGGTTCCCGCGTTCTACCGCGCTGTCATGGTCATTGCGGACGGCCTCGCGCAGCTGCCCATCGTGCTGATGCGGCCGACCGATGGCGGGATGGAACCGGCGACGGATCATCCGTTGTTTGACCTTTTCGCGCGCTCTCCGAATGCGTGGCAGGACGCGAGCGAATGGGTTCGCACGACGATGATGCACAAGGCATCGACCGGGTGCGCGGTAAGCTGGCGGAACGTGGTCAACGGCCAGATCCGCGAGTTGATCCCGATCAAGCCAGACAATGTCCAGATCGTCGTCCGACAGGATCTGGAACTGGAGTACACGATCAGTTTCGAGAACAACCGCACGCTGACGCTCTCGCGTGGCGAGGTGTTCCATCTCAGGTCGCCGTCGTGGGACAGCGCGCGTGGTCTCGACCCGGTGCTGCTCGGTCGCCAGGCGCTCGGGCTCGCGCAAGCGAGCGAGCGAAGCCAGGCGGCGCTGCACAAGAACGGCGTCCGCACGACCGGCCTCTTCACCCTCGACGGCAATCCGTCGCAGGAACAACGCGACCGGGTGCGCGAGGCAATCGCCTCGATGTACGGCTCGGCGTCGAACACTGGAAAGCCGGTGCTGGCGAGCGGCGCGTTGAAATTTACTCCGACGCAGATGACGGGCGTCGATGCCCAGCATCTCGAGACCCGCAAGCATCAGATCGAAGAGATCGCTCGGCTGATGGGCGTCTTCAGCATCATGCTCGGTCACGCGGGCAACAACTCGCCTACGTTCGCATCCGCCGAGGCGTTCTTCGCGGCGCATGTCAGATACACGCTCCAGCCCGAGATCAAGGCGATGACCAGCGCGCTCAACGCGCAGCTGCTCACCGATGAGGAGTGGTCGAACGGCTACCGCTTCACGATGGACACAAGCGAGCTTCTGCGCGGGTCGTTGAAGGACCGCGCCGAATATTACGACCGCGCAATTCGCGGCGGCTGGATGACCCGCAACGAAGCGCGCGAGGACGACGGCTGGAACCCGATAGATGGTCTCGACAAGCCGCTGTTCCCGCTCAACATGGGCGAGGTGGTCGGCCAGGGCTCTGACGCGGATGTCGCGCAGCCTGTCGATGTCGAGGACGACGACAACGGCGCGAAGAACCCGTGGAAGCCGACCGATGAGATGGCGGCGAACGCGCGGAGAGCGCTGGCGTGGCGCGACGAGTTCGGGCGCGGCGGCACCGCTGTCGGCATCGCTCGCGGGCGCGACATCAGCAACGGTCGCCGTCTACCGCGCGACACCATCATGCGGATGGTTTCGTTCTTCGCGCGGCACGAAGTGGACAAAGAGGCCGAAGGCTTTCGCCAGGGCGAACCGGGCTTCCCGTCGAACGGGCGCATCGCATGGGATCTCTGGGGCGGCGACGCTGGCCGCGCATGGGCAAATCGCATCGCTGATCGGATCGAGGAACTCGGAGAATGAGCAACGGCGTCGCGAGCATCGCACTTGAGGTCAAGTTCGCCGCAGACAAGCCGATGGGCTCGTTCTCGGGCTACGGCGCGGTCTACGGCAACATCGACGAAGGCGGCGACATGATCACGCCAGGCGCGATGGCGCGTAGCCTCGCGTCGTGGTCGAGCAAGGGCATGTTGCCCGCCATGTACTACAACCACGACCGCTCCAAGGGCGCTGTCGGCGTCTGGGAAAAAATGAGCGAGGACCAGAACGGTCTGCATGTTGAGGGCCGGATCATCGGCCTCGACACCGACGAAGGAAAGATGACCTACGCGCGGCTGCGCGAGGGTGCCATCAAGGGCATGTCGATCGGCTATCGCGTTCCTGCCGGCGGGTCGAAGATGGGCACAGGCCGCACCGGAGAACCGAGGCGGTGGCTCAAGGCAATCGATCTGCGCGAGGTGTCGGTCGTTGACGACCCGATGAACCCGCTCGCGAAGCTCGCCTACCTCAAGAGCGCACCCGCGCTCATTCTCGACGCGCGCGGCCTGGAGGCTGCTCTGCGCGACGAGCAAAAGATGTCCATCGCCGAGGCCAAGAGCCTCGTCGCAATGGTCCGTCGTCATCTGCGCGATGCAGCTGACGAACACGCCGACGCCTCTCGTGATGACGAGGTCGAGGCTTTGGTCGCGTCGCTGAAGCGCGCGGCTTCCATCCTCTCCACGAAAGGTTAGTCCAATGGAACTCAACGAACTGAAGGGCGCGGTCGATGCTGTCGGCGCCGCTTTCGAGGCATTCAAGTCCACCAACGACGCGCGCCTGGCCGAGATCGAGAAGAAGGGCTCTGCCGACGTCGTGACGCGCGACAAGCTCGACCGGATCGAGACGAGCCTGTCGAAGTACGAGAGCCTGAACCAGAAGCTGGTCCAGGCCGAACTCGCGGCGAAGAACGCCTCCGAGAGCGCCGCCGATCTGGCCGCGAAGCTCAATCGCATGGGCTCGAGCAAGTCCGCGCCCGAGGCCGACGAGGTCAAGGCGCGTGCGAACGACTGGATGCGCGCTGTCGTGCGCTCCATCGCGCGCGGTGACGGCGCTCTGTCCGAGAGCGAGCGCAAGAGCCTCGACGGCGTCGCCGCCGAGATGAAGTCGCTCTCGCTGTCGCCCGACACGCTCGGCGGCTATCTCGCGCCGACCGAGTATGTCCGCGAGATCGTCAAGGGCGTCGTCGAGGTCACGCCGTTCCGCGCTGTCGCGCGGACCCGGCAGACCACGCAGAAGGCGATCCAGCTGCCGCGCCGCACCGGCACCTTCTCGGCGCAGTGGGTCCAGGAGCAGGGCACGCGCTCCGAGACCACCGGGCTGACCTACGGGATGGATGAGATCCCGACGCATGAGATGTATGCGCTCGTGGACATCACCAACCAGATGCTCGAGGACGCCGCCTTCAACATGGAGGCCGAGGTTCGCGCCGAGGCCACCGAGCAGTTCGCAAAGGCCGAAGGCGCGGCGTTCCTGAGCGGCTCGGGTGTCGGTCGTCCGTTCGGCTTCTTGAACAACGCCTCCATCGCGACCGTGAACAGCGGCGCGGCGGCAGCGCTGACGGCTGACGGTCTGCTGTCGGTCTACTACGGCATCAAGACCGACTACGCACGCGCGGCGGTGTGGATGCTGAACCGCAGCACCATTGGTCAGATCCGCCGCCTCAAGGACGGCGACGGCGAGTATCTCTGGGCTCCTGGCCTGGCCGGCGGCGTGCCGAACACCATCAACGGCGCGCCCTACGTCGAAGCTGCCGACATGCCGGATGTGGGCGCGTCCGCCAAGCCCGTCGCGTTCGGTGACTTCCGCCGTGGCTATGTGATCGTCGATCGCATCGCGATGGAGATGCTGCGCGATCCCTACACCCAGGCGACGAGCGGCGCGGTCCGCATGATCTTCCGCCGTCGCGTCGGCGGCCAGGTCGTGCTGCCCGAGGCCATCGTGTTGCAGAACGTCGCCCTCTGATCTGACTGAGAAAGGACCATCCCAATGGCCTCCAAAGACCTCCACAACAACATCGACATCAAGCGGGCGATCTCGCCCGTGTCGGTGTCCGACAACACCGCGCAAGTGTCGCAGATCCTCGACACGCGCGGCTACGAGAGCATCGAGCTGGTCATCGCGACCGGCTCGATTGCCGACGCCGATGCCACGTTCACCGTCCTGTTCGAAGACGGCGACAGCCCGACGCTGGCCGACAACGCGGCGGTGTCCGACACGTTCCTCCTCGGCACCGAAGCCCTCGCGGGCTTCCAGTTTGACGACGACAACGAGTGCCGGAAGATCGGCTATGTCGGCGGGAAGCGCTACGTCCGCGCGACCATCACGCCGGCCAGCAACGCCAGCGCGGCGTTGTTCTCGGCGGTGTGGGTGCTCGGTCACGCGCGCACCGCGCCGTCGTCGAACCCGCCGGCCTGATCTGACTGGGCGGCGGGCTTCGGCTCGCCGCCCTCTCTTCCGAACGAGGTGCTCTCATGAGCTATTCCACGCAGAACTACGACGCGCAGGGCGGCGCGCTCTCCGTCATCGGGGGCGAGCTTCGCATCTCGGGCGGCTACATCAGCGGCGGCGCGATCCTCAACAAGCGCCAGCGCTTCACCGTCGCTGAGATCAACGCCGGCGCGTCGCTCCTTCCCGCGATCCCGGGCAAGAGCTACCGGATGATCGGATGTAAGGCGATTTCGGTTGGCGGTGCTGCGGGTGCGGTGACGACGGTTGACGTCACCGGTACGGTCTCGACCTCGCGCAAGCTTGTGGCTTACGCCCAGGCCAATCTGACGCAGTCCACCGTCCTGGTGGATGGCGGAACGGGCGCGGCGGTTCTCGCTGACGGCGCATCGTACACCGCGAACGACGCCGGAACGGCGATCCTGGTCAGCAAGACGGGATCGAACGTGACGACGGCGACGCATATCGATGTGATCTTCGACTACATCGTCGAGTGACGCTGATGAAGGTCGAGCGCTTCAGCGTTTCGGTGACGACGGCGGCGGACGGGTCGGCAACGGCCTATTCGCCGACCATCACCGGCGCGATTTCGTCCATCGCGTATGTCGCGGACGGAACCAATCCCTACGACGCGACGGTCGATTTCTTGATCACCGTCGAGGCCACAGGCCAGGGGCTCTGGACGCAGTCAAATATCAGCGCCAGCGGCACACGCGCGCCGCGTCAGCCGACGCATGCGCAGGACGGGACGGATCGTTTCTTCACGGGCACCGGCAGCAACCACGCGGTGCCTGATCTGATCTGTCTTGCGAACGACCGCGTCCAGATCGTTCTGGCGCAGGGCGGCAACGCCAAGGTCGGCCAGTTCGTCATCACGGTGATCTGATGCTTTCAGTCCTCGTTCCCGCGACATCCTCGCGCCTGACCTCGCTCGATGCGGTCAAGCGCGAACTGTCGATCTCGGGGACGAGCGACGACGCGCGGCTGCTGGCCTACATCGATCAGGCCAGCGCCGTCATCGCTGACTACCTCGGGCGTCCGCTCGGCCGCGAGACCGTCGCGGAGACGCTGCGGCTGTCAGCGGCGTCCGAGACCATCATGCTGTCGCGCTGGCCGGTGGTCAGCGTGACGAGCGTGGTCGAGGACGGCGTGACGCTCGCCGCCACCGACTACGAGATCGACAGAAGCTTCGCGTACCGGCTGTTCGATGACGAACGCGCACGCTGGCCGGCGGTCAAGGTCATCCTGACCTACGTCGCGGGCTACGATCTGCCGGACGGCGTCGCGCCCGCAATCGAACGCGCGGCAACGCAGCTGGTCGTCGCCATGAATGCCTCGCGTGGCCGCGATCCTTCGCTTCGTTCCGAGAGCGTCGAGGGCGTCGGCGCGCAATCCTGGCTCGACCCGCGCAATGGCGGCGGGCCGCTTCCTGACGGCGTCGTGGCGCTGCTCAATCCCTATCGCGAGGTCATCGTATGAGCGGCACGTTCAGCCTGGGCGATTTCTCCATCGGCGCAGCCGCGACGCAAGTCGG